TGCTGCAGGCGGTGTCGCAGCTGTGCTTCACGAGCGGCGGCAAGCCGACGATGCTGGACCTGAGCGCCTTCAACAAGCGCCAGGCTTCGAGCTTCGCCGGTAACGTCACCCGTCACGTCACGGCCAGCGAGAAGATGCTGATCAACAGCATCGACGTGTACGAGGACGACTTCAATAAGCTGAAGGTCGTCCCCAATCGCTTCTGCGTGACGCGCAACGCGCTGCTGATCGACCCGGAGTACGCCAAGGTCGCGTACCTGCGGCCGTTCTCTACCAGCCCGCTTGCCAAGACCGGCGACGCCGAGCGTAAGCAGGTGCTGGTCGAATGGACGCTGGAGGTGTGCAACCCCAAGGCGCACGGCCTCATTGCGGACCTCACCACGGCGTGAGTGCTCTGAGGGGCGGTTAGCGCCGCCCCTCTCCTTTCTTTCGGGAGACTTCAATGCCTCATCCTTTGAACTATGCACACCTGAACGGGCAGATTGCCGATCTCGGCACTGGCACCACGTTGTATTTCAACGCCCCGCAGGCCGGCTGGCTTCGGGAGGTGACGCTGACGCTGTTCGCTGCGATCACTGGTGCAGATGACGTGGTGACTGTCGCGGTGGACGGAACCACGGCTGGGACTGTCACGGTGGCGAACTCCGGTTCAGCCGCTGGCACGACCTACACGCTGCAGCTCAATACTCCGGTGAAGAGGGGCTCGCGCATCACCGTGGCGAACTCCGGCGCCTCGACTGGCACGGCTCCGGTGGCCTACTCGCTGAGTCTGGCCGGCTGATGCTCGACCTAGACAGCGACGTTTCGACTGTCATCAAGGCCGAACAGGGGAGGCTCGTGGTGCGCCGTACGCAGGACACCACGGGCTACCTTGAGCAGAACAAGGCCGAGATGAATGAGGCGCCGTCCTGGCGCCCGTATGCGTCTGCGCGTAAGGATCGCTCCATGCGCAAGGTCGCATCCATTCCGATGATCGTCGTGGAGCAGTGGATGCGCGAGGGCATCAGCATCTTCGACCCCTCGCCGGAGGTGCAGAAGAAGATCGCCGAGAAGCTCAACTCCAACGAGTACGCCTACCTGCGCACCTTCCCGGGTCGCGTAGGGGTCAAGACTTGAGGTAGGCCGCCATCGCACTGGTCACGTCATACACGAGTCTGGTCACGAGCGTGCAGAACTACCTCGCGCGCTCTGATCTGGCCGCTGACGTGCCTGGCTTCATTCAGAACTGGGAAGAGCGGTTCTTCCGCCAGCCAAAGAACTTCGGCGCGTGGATGGATGCGGACCTCAGCAGCACGATTGCGTCAAGCGTGATCGCAGTGCCAAGCGGGTTCCTGGCGTTCCGCAATGTGTACGTTGATGGCTCTCCGGCAAGCCGGCTGGATAAGGTGAGCCCTGAGCAGTTGTACGGCCGCTATCCCCGCGGTGGAGACACCTCCCGCCCGGTGTGGATAGCAAGGGTCGGCAGTGAGTTCGTGTTCGGCCCTGCGCCTGATTCTGCGTACACGATCAAGGGCAAGTATCGCGCCAAGCCTACGGCCTTGCGGTCCTATGCGTCGGATGCTGCTGCTCACTGGCTCATCGTCAACGCTCCCGATCTGGTGCTTTACGGTTCGCTTGCCGAGGCTGAGGCGTTCGTCAAGAACGATTCCCGTATCGCGACGTGGAAAGCGCTGTATGCAGATGCGCTCCGTGACTACCGCGACCTGTGGTTTGAGCAGGAGCTGTCCGGCCAGGAAGTTTTGGCATGAGCCGCGCGGCCTCTTCCAAGGTGCTGTTTGGTCCCTACCTGCCGGACCTCCCGCCTACCGACAACCCCGGCTTGACGGAGGCCCTGAACGTCATCCCGGTAGACAAGTTCTACGGGCCATACCGGCCTATCACCGGGATTGGCGACGCGCTCGCTGCCCGGCCTCGTGGAGGCATTGCGGCGCTCGACAACTCAGGCAACGCCTACCTATATGTGGGAACCGCTACGGCCCTACAGGTGCGCAGTGGTACGGCGTGGGCGGACCGGACCACTACCCCTTACACCACGGCGACCGCTGGTTACTGGCGCTTTGCGCAGTTCGACGATCTGGTGATCGCCACGAATTACGAGGAAGTCCCGCAGTCGATTGATGTGGGGTCAGGTTCGGACTTCGCTGATCTTGCCCTGACTGGTACGGCACCGAACGCAAGGCATATCGGTGTGGTTGGCCGGCATGTCGTGCTTGGTGACACCGAGGACGGGACCAATGGAGCCGTTCCTTTCCGCATCCAGTGGTGCCGGATCGACGACCCCACGGAATGGCCTGTCCCGAACTCTGCTGACGCCCTCGCAAAGCAGGCTGGTGAGCAGTTCATGCCATCAGTTGCTGGAGCGGTGACTGGGATCGTTGGAAACGATCAGTTCGGCATCGTATTCCAGCGTTCCGGCATCTCCCGCATGACCTATGTCGGCGGCGACCTCGTGTACCAGTTCGACAACTTCGAAAAGACCCGTGGCGCGGCGTATCCGAATGCCATCGTGGAAGTCGGCAAGCTCGTTTACTTCATTGCAGCGGACGGGTTTTACGTCACCGATGGTGTAAGCGTTCGGCCCATTGGTGAGGGCAAGTTTGACCGCCTGTTTGTTGATGATGTGGACACTGGATACAAGGAGCGGGTTTACGGCGCCTTCGACAAAGCTCGAAACCTCATCTACTGGATCTACCCCGGCTCGGGAAGCTCTGCGGGTGTCCCGAACAAAGTCCTGATCTACAACATCAGCGAAGACCGTCCCACAAGAGCATTGGACGACGTGGAGTGCCTGATTCAGGGCCTGACCACTGCGGTGTCTATTGACGATCTGGACGCGCTCTTCGGGTCCATTGATGACGTAACGCCGCCGCTGGATGACCCCTACTGGCAGGGCGGGAACGACGTGCTCCACGGGTTCACCGATACACACCAGTTGGGGACGTTTGCAGGCTCTCCGGGAACCGCAATCCTCGACGGGCAGGAAGCGGAACTGAACCCCGGCCTGCTCACGTTCATCAGCGGGGTCCGTCCGATTGTGCAGGGCCAGTCGAATGTGACTGTAGCAATTGGAACTCGCGATCAGTACGCGGACGCGGTGAGCTACAGCGCCGACGTTGCATTGCACTCCCGGACTGGTTGTGCGGACTTCCGCAAGGAAAGCCGTCTTACGCGATGCCGCCTGAAGATAGTTGGGGACTTCTCTGCTGCTCAAGGCGTGATGTACCAGGGCCAGCCGGCGGGTGCGGCATGAGCATCTCGCGGGTAGCCATTCGCGGACTGGAATCTGCAACTGCCCTTCAGAGGCACGCGGAGTCCATCAACGGGTTGATTGACGGAAAGCTCGACGTGGTTGGTTCGTTGACCCTTGAGGATGGGGCGACAAGCACGGTCGTGTCGGACAACAAGTTCGAATCGAACATGGTCCCGGTGCTGATCCCGACTACCGCGAACGCTGCTGGGGCGCTTGCCACTACCTACCTGTCTGCTCGGGCAAGTGGCAGCTTCACGCTGACCCATGCGAACACAGCGGACGTGGATAAGACGTTCCTCTACGTGAGGCTGGGATGAGCGGGCAGGTATTCACCGTGAAGAGCCACGAGGTGCCGGAGTACCGGAGGCACTTCGAGCCTGCGCTGGCCGCGATTGAGCGCCGCACGAAGTTGGTCACGGCTGCCGATGTGCTGGACCAGTCCGGGTCTGGACAAGCCCAGTTGTGGGGCTATGCGGAGAACGGACAGGTGACGTTCGCCGCTGCTACTCGTGTTCACGAAATGGCGCAGGGGAAGCTCTGCACGATTTGGGTCGGATCTGGTTCAGGAACTCCCGAGGTGTTCCGGGCTGTGCACGACGCCATAGAAGTTTGGGCGCGTTCCATCGGCTGTTACGCAATGGAGATCGTCGGCCGTGAGGGTTGGCAGCGGGTGTTGGACGGATACACCCGCGAGGCCGTCGTGCTGGTGAAGCCGTTGGGGAGGATGAACTGATGAGCAAGCAGTCCAGCGGCGGCACCCAGACAACGACGATGGAGCCGCCCGACTACATCAAGCCGTATCTCGACCAGGCGGCAAGGAGCGCTTATGGCCTGTATGCAGGGCCTGGGCAAACCCCTACCGCGCCTGCCTCTCCTGTGTCTGGCAGCAGCTCCATGCTCGACAGTCTGAGAGGATTCGTCGGCGGGGAGCAGGGGGCAAGCCTGCCGCAGATTGACCCGTTCAACGCATGGATGCCCCAGCAGTTTCCGGGAAGTACGGTGGCGAACTTCTCTGGAGCTACTGACGCCGCGCTTTCTGGCATCACGGATCGCGCCATGGCTGGCTCTCCGCTGGTCGGACAGGCGCAGCAGTTCGTGCAGAACGGTCTTTCCCAGCCGATCAGCTCTCAGTTCGGCGGACAGGCCAATCCTTACGCCTCCCCTGTCGCCACGATGGGCGGCGCGAATCCGTACGCCACTCCGGTATCTGCTG